CTTCCGTTAGTGTGGCATTAGCTACAACTGGAATCCCAGTAGAAAAACTATTTCTCTCTTGGGAATCTTGGTCTACTAAAACCTCATTGGCTTCAGTAAGTATTAATCCGCCGTCTTCCTGTAAGACCCTACTTGGGAAACCTATCAGATAATTCTGAGTTATTGTTGCAGCAGAAATTACAGGCTGTCCAAGTGTGATGCTTATCGCACCTATTGCATGGACTTGAGTTATCGTTGCAGTGGAAAGTACGGGTTGTCCAAGTATCAGGTTTGTTACACCTATTACATGGACTTGGGTTATTGCAGATGTCTGAACAACTGGGGAACCAGTAGAAAAACTGTCAGCGCCGATGAAGTTGTTGTTTATTATGGGTTCACTGGCTTGCGTGAGAATTAAGCCACTGTCTTCCTGTAAAATCCTGCTGGTCATATTAAATAACCTTTATTATGCAGGATCAGGGATACCGATAGTAAACGATCCTAATGAAAAGGTATTTCCAGAGGCAACTACTTGGCTTGCTGTGAGAGCGCCTGTGGCAAGAAGGCGGGAGTTAACCGTGTCAACTATAGAATAGTGAGTGGCTGTACCGTCACCTGTAACTGAGGCATCAGCTATGGAAGCTACAACTACCTCACGACCACCACCAGACCTATCTGAGGGGGCAGCAATGGAAATGGAAGATGAGTTACCTAAAGTATAAGTAGAAGTAGCTTCTGTATAGCTTGCAGCTTCTTGAGAGGTAATGTCAATGCGATTAGCTTCAGTATCTAAGATTGAAAGTCCATTATCGAGTACTCTGTTGTTTAAAGTTGCCATTATACTTCTTCCTCATCTGTAGTAGAACGACCAACTTCAGGGTCATACTCCAAGTCAGCTATGTCCATAAGGTCTTTAACAACCTCTGGGTGCGAGGACACATCAATGTTAGCGCCGTTGAGGTTACGCAAGAACGCAGCAACTTCACGCAAGTCATGTGGAGCAACATCGCCAGCTTCGATAGTTGGCATCAGGTCATAATTCAGACCGTTCAACTGCCAAAGACGCTCGACCAACTGTTTGTTGAGAACGTCAACGATTGCTTGGATGTAACTCTCAAGCGCACGGAGGAACAGGTCTGTCTTCGACTTGGAGAGGGCATAAGAACCCCCAGAGGAACCAAGCAGAAGAAACTCAGAAAGTACAGAACGAGCAATGTCATGCTGGTAACGACTAACGATTGGATTGATGTCAATGTTGCGTTTACCATTGGATGCCATAAGCTCAATGTCAACTAATCTTGTGGAGGAAGGGGCTCCATCTTTATCGGGGTAGGTGTCGGATGGCAGTATAATGTAACCCTGCTCGTTGAATTTAACGTCTCGTAGGATTTGCTGCAAGTTGTTAACGAATCCAGATTGCGCAGAAGAAGCATCACCAGAAAGATACTCGGCAGGAATCCTAGCGACAGGAATACCCGCCAGTTCTCGCTCAACGGCAATGGCTTCAATAGCCTGTAAGTTATTAAGGTACTCGTAAGAAGTATAAGCGTTGCGAAGAATACTACGGCCACTTGGATCACCATTTATTGAGGTAGTGCGGTAATACAAGGACTTATTAAGTGGGATATAGTTCTTACTTGCCATAAGCCCGACTGACTGCTCAATACCTAGAACATCACCAGTCTTTTGATCTACGTCAAACTTATTTATAGTCCAAGGCGCACGGGCTGCAATCTTACGCACACCAATACGACCATCTGTATATTTAGAATGTTTCTTATCGGAACGCTCGTTAGGGCCAACACGTCTCTTATAGATAACCTCGAACCAACCGAAGCCATACGACAGAAACGACAGAGCTTCTGCAATATGGTCATCTAGGGTATGATCCATGTCATCAAGAACACTCTTAACGAAGTCAGCCTCAGCTTTAGCTGCGTCACTGTCGTCAACAGGCTTAACATGCAAGTCAACATCACGAAGGATTTGCTCAACAGAATACATAACAGCACCAACGGTACTATCATTGTCACGCATCTCACGATACTTGCGAATGGCTTTCTTGCCGCGCAGTTCAGGGAGAAACTCATCAGCACGGATTTGACCGTTATGTGTGTTATCACCAGCTACGCCAAGGGTTGCCTTAGCTTTGGCCTCTGAGAGCTTCTTAACCATGAGATAGGTTCCATTATTATTTCTGTGAAAGTCCCTTAGCACTTGAGTAAGCGAGGGTCAGTTTGGGTTTCGCATATCCGTTGAGTGAGAGGTCTGTAATTGCCCATACACAGGCATCAAGTCTATCTGGGGAGCCAATCGACCCTAGTGGTTCCCATGTTCTCATTTGTGTCTCTAGTTCGTTTAGCGAAGCCCCATCAGGAGGATTAGCCACATGCTTTACCAAACCACGTTCATAAAGTGCTGACACAGGTTCAGCTCTAGCGAACTTACCACGAGATGCTCTAACAGCCTTATACGGTACTGTAGGGTCTTCCCCATGAATAGTTTGTTTAACCATATCACCACCTTGGTTAACTTCCGCTACAATACGGTCAGCTTGGTGGTGGTGATACAGTTGGATGGCTTTAGATGCCCAACCCTGCGGTGATAACCTATCGGTATAATCTCCAAGGACATAGGCAATACCGTTAATGTCAATACCTGCGACAATAATACCCGTCATGTCACTCTCAGCATTAGAGGTAACAGCGGGATCAAGTGCAACGACAATACGGGAAAGGTCTGGGACTGCCTCATGTTTAACTGAACAGTCATCTAGCATAGCTGTAGTCCACAAGGCTCCTTGAGCTTCTTCTAGGACTTCTGCGTAAAGCTCTTGTCTACCTAGTCTAGTTCCTTCGTACTGCTCTTTAACAGCAGTGAGGTATGTGTTAGCTAGGTTAGCTGAGTTATCAAAGGTACTACCAGTGGTAACTACAGTCTTAGGGTCTTTTAGTATCTGACGAATAAGTTTGGTTGGCTTAGGTGTGGTCGTAACCATGATCCTTGGGTGTCTACCCAGACGCATACAAAACTGTAGCATCTGCCAAGTGTCCATGTCCTTGTTCCAAGCAGCAGTCTCATCACACCAAGCTAACTCAAACTGTGGGCCACGGAGACGCTCAGGTTCCTCAGCGGAGAAGAACTGTACTTGCGCTCCATTCTCCCATGTTAGTGTACGCTTAGTTGGAGACCACTCAGGAAACCCCATCTTCTTACCTGCGTAGGTTTTGTCACCCTTCCAGCATACCGATAGGAAACCAGATTCACCCTTGACCATAACTCGTTCAATATCTGAGTTAGTGGAAGCTACAGCAGCTATACGCTTAACACCACGCTTAACATTATCTCTAACCCACTCAACGCCTGACCTAGTTTTACCAAATCCACGACCAGCGTTAATGAACCAAGTGTTCCAATCGTCATTGATAGGCTCCAGTTGGTTATCTCTCGCCCAGAACATCCAGTCATGCTTGAGTTCTTCGGTTTTCTGTGGCCCTAGTTGCTCGAAGATGTCCTTAACTTTACTCTGAGGTAATCCTCTAAGAGCATCGGCAGTTATCTTCCTCACCACAGGCACAGGTTGTTTCTTCTTCGGGGCCATTTTCGTTGTATCCAAGTAACGACATAAGTGTGTCAACAGCACTTTCGTCTAGGTCAGGGTCAGTCTCTTGTTCAACTTCGATGTTAGTCTGAGTTGGACTCCAGCCACCCTTAGATCGTAGGAACAACTCTTGTGATTTAAAGTCACCCTCTAGTGCTTGGTCTATGACCTTCTTACCGACAGCACCATTGATCTTCGCTCGTTCCATCTCAATGAACGACCCATAGATTTTGTACATAGTGGATAAAGACTTTGGTGCATCCTGTAGGTGCTGCATTGAGGCAATCATTTGACGAATACCTATGCCACCTTGGATACATTCCAAGATGTGCTTCTCTACTAATTTACTGTAGGGTAATGCTGGTATCATAACGATAGTCTCCGCCCTACGGGCTATTAACGACAAGATTAGGGGGGTAACTTAAGTGGGTAGTCGATATTCCTCACTAGCCCATCGGCAAGAACTCTGTAACTATAGTTATAACTTGAAGACACACTTCTTGGTTTGGCTAGTAGGGAATAAGAGATAGTGGTAACTATAGTTATAACTTATGTTCTATGACCTAGTAGTATAAATCGTAGTGATAATAATTTATGTGATAACTTAAGTTACTCTCTCAATATACTATAGTGACCCTTTTCAGAATTTTATACATACTTTTTTT